TTATGAGTAATATTTTAGAAGTCGCAAAGACGCAATTTAGGGACCGCATGAGCGGTAAATTGCAAAGTTCAAATGTGCCCGAATGGGTGGTGGACGGAAAAGAAACCGTCATATATTACAAGCCGAGTATGAATTTCAAAGACCAAGGCGAAGTTTTAAAATTGCATGGTGAAGGTAAACAAGCCGAAGCCGTGGCCATGACCTTTATTTTAAGAGCCATGGACCAAGACGGCACCAAATTATTTAAGCGCAGTAACATGACCGAACTAATGAGACAGATTGACCCGGACATTATCAGCCGCGTGGTTTCAGAAATGGGCGGCGACGACCCAGAATTTGAGGATGCAATAAAAAACTAAAACAGGACCATGATTTAAAGTTCGCCATGATGTTGGCTGAACACCTCCATAAAAGCCTGGGGGAAATCATGGACCTGACAACCGACGAAATTATACTTTGGGCAGCGTTTTTGGAATTGAAAAATGGCAAATAAAGACATAAAAATTCAGATAAAGGCGGTCAATAAAACCCGCCGTGCTTTTATGGCTGTTACTGCCGGTCTTGGTGGTATTGCCAAAGCCGCATTTTCAATGAAAACCGCCATTGGATTGGCGGCTGGTGCCCTGGGTATTGGTTTTTTAATTAAACGCTCGATGGATGCCACCGATGAACTGGCCAAAACAGCCAGGGCGATTGGTTTATCAGTCACAGAGTTACAGCGGTTCCAATATGCCGCTGAACTAGGCGGCGTGGAAAGCAAGGCGCTGAACAAAGCCATGCAAAAACTGGCCATTAATATATCCGATGTGGCCGGCGGTACGGGTGAAGCCAAAGACGCGTTTGAGCGGTACGGCATATCAGCCAAAAATGCCGATGGTTCGACCCGGAGTGTTTCCGATGTGATGGGCCAGGCGGCAACCGCCCTGGAAGGAATGACGAATAAAACCGACCGGGCATCATTTGTATATGACCTATTCGGTGCCAGGGGTGCGAAGGTTATTAACATGCTCCAAGACGGAAAGGCCGCCATGGAAGCCATGAAAGCCGAGGCCGATAGATTGGGCCTAGTAATGTCGGGCGCGCTTATACAAGGCGTTGAGGACGCTAACGACGCCATTTTGCGTTTAACGTCATATCTGGGCAACGTGTTTAACCGGGTGGTTGCTTCCCTGGCTCCAATAATCACCGAAGCGACCGACGCTTTGCGTAATTTTGTCGAGATGAAAATTAACGATTCTGGCGGTATAGCCCAGTTTTCGCGTGACATTGCCGTAAATATAGTAAAAGCCGCCCGGTCAATTGTTAAAGCATTTGGTGCAATAACTAACTCCATTATCAGTTTTTCTAACGCCATTGGCAGCGTCGAAAATGTCTACGAAAAATTGTTCGGTGACAAACAAACAATCACACAAATTGAGGCATCAATTGCCAGCACCGTTGAGCAACTTGAAATGCTCAAAAATATGAGCAAAGGAAATGATGCTTTAATAGCAGCACAAGCCCCACAAGTCAGAGAACTAGAATTAACAATATTAACGCTCAGAGAATTAATAGCGACCGGGCACGTTTTAGAGACTAATCCAATAACGCCTAAAGTTGATGTTTCTGGCACGATAAAAACGCTCGATAATTTGGAAGCCAGGTTATCTAAAATAACTGATAGCAATGTTAGTGGTGATGTGACCACAACCAAAACAACCTTGGTCGATGTGACCGCCACAACCGGCAAAGAAAGATTTGCACGCGAATTTGAATTTCAATTGGACCATGACCGACGAATGCTTGAGTTAAACAGGAATCGTTTGGACGCTGAAAATGCAGATAAAAGCGCAGCGTATGGGGTAGCGTTTGAGATGCAAAGGAAATCGTCACGAATGCTGGAAACCTCACGCAGAAAAGATGCAGACGATTTACGCGACGAGGGGCGGGGCGCTCTTGCATCATTGAGCAGCCATTACAAAGCGGCGTTTGCTTTGAATAAATCCTTTGCATTAAAAGACGCAATAATTAATACATACAACGGCGTTGCCAAAGCGTTAAATAATCCATTCCCTTTAAATCTAGGGTTTGCAGCAATTGCCCTGGCGAATGGCATGGCCCAGGTTGCAGCGATTCGCTCCACTCAATTCCGGGCAAATGGTGGACCCATGAGCGCCGGGTCACCATACATTGTTGGTGAGCGTGGACCCGAATTAGTGGTGCCCAACCAGGCTGCAAACGTCGTGCCCAATGACCAAATGGGTGGGGGGAATTTCACCATTAACATTAGCGCAAATGACACCGAAGGTTTCGACCAGCTATTAAACAAACGTCGAGCCACAATAATGAATATTATTAATCAGTCTCTTAACGATCGCGGGAGGCCGGCGCTAGCATGACCTATCCAACCAGCCCAAAGTTCAATGCAATAAATCTACAGTCTGAAAGCCCGACTTTATTTTCTGAGACAGTCAGCGGTCGGATGCAAAGCCGCAAAATTGGCGGTCAGAAATGGACGTTTACTGCGACCTATCCACCATTAACCAGGTCCGAATTTAACCCGGTGTTTGCGTATACAGTTTCGCAAAATGGCCGTCATGGCGTTTTCACAGTAACACCGACAGAAATAAGCACTAGCAGCGGAAACCCCAGTGGCACGGTGACGTGTGCAGCGGCCGCCCTGGGCATTAAGTCGGTCACAATTGCGGGGCTTACAGGTGCCCTAAAAGCCGGTGACGTGGTCAAATTCTCAGGGCATAGCAAGGTTTATATGTTGACCGCCGACCGCTCTGGCAATGGTGCAATGGCCTTTACGCCAGGGCTAGTGGTAGCGGTCACAACGTCGGATACAGTCACTTATTCAAACGTGCCGTTTACGGTTCGCCTGGCGAATGATGTGCAAGGGTATCAGTTCGGCGCTGGTAATTTCTTTAAATACGAAGTTGATTTTATCGAGGCTTTGTCGTGAGCCGGGTTATAAATTCTGCCGTAATCGCAGAACTGGCCAAAGATTCATTTAATATGGCTCATTTGGTGAGCATTGATTTTAGTACGCCAGTGTATTTAACAGAAAATTCAACCGACCTGGTTTACGCTGGTAATACTTACACATCCAGCAGCGCGCTCAAGGGAATTTCAAATATAACCGAAACGTCAGAAGTGCAAGTCGGGTCGGTGGGCATAACTTTGTCAGGTGTAAACCAAGAGTTTATCGCCATTTTATTAAATCAAAACTATATCGACCGCGAAGTAAAAATATTCATGGTCGTGCTAAATGCTGCCAACGGGATTATTGGCGACCCGGTTTTGATTTATGACGGCAGGGTCCAAAGTTTTACTATTAACGATTCAGAAACCGGCAGCCAGATTTTATTGACCGCCTCATCTCATTGGGCCGATTTTGAAAAGAAATCCGGGCGTCGAACAAACACCAATAGCCAGGCTTTATTTTTTAACCAGGACAAAGGTTTTGAGTTTTCTCCAAATACGCAAAAAGATTTGAAATGGGGTAGGGCGTAATGGGTTGGTTTAGTGATTTCTTTAGTGACCCAATAGGGACCATTGGCAAAATTGGCCAGGGCATTATTGATGTCGTCGTTGATACGATTGGCGACGTAGTAGAGTGGTTTGTTGACGTACCCGATATGGATGTTGTCGAAGCACAATATCAAGGTGGCTTGGTCAACAAACAAAGCACGGTTTCCGCAATACCTTTGGTATATGGCCAGCGTAAAATCGGAGGCACAAGGGTTTTTGTAGCGACCAGCGGGTCCGATAATACATATTTATACATTATCCTGGCTATATCAGAGGGCGAAATTCACAGCATTGGCGACATTTATATAAATGATGTTTTAAGCACCGATTCTAAATTTTCGGGATTATTAACGCTAACTAAATACACTGGCACGGATAGCCAAGTGGCAGATTCGACATTTGTTAACGCAAATATTGGATGGACCGCGCAGCATAAATTATCAGGCGTGGCCTACATTGCCGCCAGGATAAAGTGGGACCAGGACGTTTTTGGAGGTAT